AGATGCAAGCTTGCACATGACCGTTTAATGATTTTCAGAGATCAATTAGAGGGCGGTCTAAAACATGGTTCAGATAGTGCATATTACCGACCTAGTTTAGATCAGGTAGTTATGCCAGATAGATCAACTTTCAAAAATGATGAAGCTTATTTATCAACACTTGCTCACGAATTTAGCCATGCTACAGGGTCAACAAAAAGACTTGATAGAGCTTGGTTAAAAGGTTACTCAAAAAGAAGTAATCGAGCATTAGAGGAATTGACAGCAGAATTTTCTAGCCTGTTAATTTCTAATAGACTTCAAATAAGTTGCGATACTCAAAACCATGTATCTTATTTTGAGTCTTGGATAGGTGCATTAGACGGCAAAGCATCTAACCTTATGAAAGTATTCTCAAGTGCCGTTAAAGCTGCTGATCTAGTAGTAGGTGAGCAGTAATACAGAATCTTTCCCAGAGGGCTTTCTAGCCCTCTCTGAAAGGCTCTTAAACCTTTCACTTGTAAACCTTATTTTTGGAACCACAATGGAACTAAAAAACTTTAATAAAGAGCAACTAAATTACTTGCTCGATATTTTAAATAAGGATCATAATATTATGGCTCTTTATTTAGATA